CTTGTAAATGTTAAAAAGCAACAGCTATCAACGCTATCATAGTACATTTGAAAATCAATAACACACACACAATGGAACAAACTTTATTTAGAGCATCGCAGTTAGGTAAGCTAATGACCGATGCACGGACCAAGACAGGACTAAGCGAAACATGCAAGAGCGCACTGCTTGATATCTACATCCAAAAGAAGTACAAGCGGTACAAAGAAATTAGCAACAAGTACATCGAGAAAGGACTGGCTGTGGAGAATGATGCCATAGACCTTTGGCGCAGGGAGCGTAGTGCAATTGTGTTTAAGAACGAAATCAATTTCAAAAATGATTTTGTGTCTGGCACACCCGACTTACTTATCAAAGACGCATCAGGTAACTGCCTTAATGTACCCGACATCAAATCAAGTTGGGATATACACACCTTCATAGATTCAAAGGTAAATGATTTAAGCAAAGACTACTACTGGCAAGGTCAAGCATACATGTGGCTAATGGGCGCACCTACTGCAACCTTTTGCTTTGTGCTTGTCAATGCACCAAGTCAAATGATTGACGATGAAAAGTACCGCCTTGCTCGCAGAATGAATTTGATTGATCCACAAGCCGATCCTGAATTCATACGCAAGGCATCACAGATAGAGCGCAATATGATTTTTGACATGCCCAAGTATTTGAATGATAATCCACACGCTAACCTTGAAAGTGATTTGGCTAATTGGTCACACGACATACCAGTTGAAAAGCGCATCCATGAAAAGGTAGTAATGTTTGATGCAGATGCTATTGCAAAGCTGCAAGAGCGTGTGCCTATGTGGCGTGAATACCTTAATACTTTAGCACTATGAAAAAGCAAACAGCGGTCGAATGGTTAATAGATGTACTGCGCAACCAAATAGCACAAGGCACACTGGATGCAATAGCAATTAGTGAATTAAAAATGAAAGCCAAAGCAATGCAGAAGGAGCAGATTATGGATGCCGTGAATGATTCTTGGAACATGGCAAAACATTCAAATTTTGCAGATGCACAAGCAGAACAATACTACAACCAAACATATAAATGACAATCGAACAACTGAAAGTAGATGTGATGGAATCACCACAGCACTACTACAACAAACTACAAGTCATTGAACTAATCAATAAACTAAATGAAAGCAAAGGACAAAGCATGGCAACTGTACTCAAACTATTTTGATATAGTGGAGAATGGTGAGCAGTTAGGACAACTTGCATTGGTGCATATCAAAGCTGTGAACGCAGCACTACAAGCAGTGGATGAAGCACTAACCTACGCACCCGATGACATCGTAAATGACTTTGATGGCACAGGTGAATACTACAGCGTGAAGGCATACTACTACCACGTAAAAAATGAACTACTAAAATTGAGCAAGTATGACACGCAAAGAATTGCAGCTGCTGAACATTGATGAACTGCGTGCGCTGCGACACGATAGACTTGGTACTATTGGTGCAGACAACAATGAAAGCAATAAAATACGCAGAGACTTACTAAGAATACAAAAAGAAATCTACACAAGAAACTATGAAAGCAACACTAACCTTTAACCTGCCCGATGACCAGTATTCATACGACTACACATTGAATGCTGCCCGGTACAAAGATGCCCTGCAAGACATCATGAACATCATGCGTAATGAAGTGAAGTACGGCAACTACGATGAAGGTACTTGCGAAGTGATAGACAACTTATACATGCAGTTCGGTGAAGTGGTAGGTGAGTTGCTATTGTAACTACATTTGCAATGTGTTTATGTTATTGATTGATTAAAATGCCCTGCAACGGTGGGGCATTTTTTTTTATCTAATCTTACCATTCACAATTCTGTAATTATTCACTTCAAACTCTTCATCCTGCATCACACGAATATGCGCAAACCCATGATGGTGCTTGTTGATGGGCATGTAGTCAGGATGCAACTCGCATAGACACGCAACACTCCAACACGTAGTTAGCTTGCCGTTTATATTTGGCTCACTGTGTTCACTTGCTTGGTGGTGATGCCCACATAACGCACTGTCTTTGGCACGTAAAAACAAACCACGTGCAATGTTCACAGGACTGAATACAGACATGCCTAATTCATGCCCGTGTAGTATTGTCAACTTACCTGCGTGAATGATTTGCTTATCAGGTATGAAAGTAATATCTAACTTATCTAAGTGCATGAGTGATTCAAAATTGAACTCATCCATGCCGAGCAAGTCAGGCGCATTGCGCATGATGTAGTGATCATAGCGCACATCATGATTCCCACACTTGTAATAGATAGCGGCTCGTGGAAACAGCTTGCGTACTGTTGTCAAAAATTGCCTCGTCATTAAGACCTCATGCCCTAAGTTTCTTTTGCGTGGGTCCTTTTCAAATCTACTGATTGCATAAAAGTCTATGATGTCACCATTTAATAAAATAGTATTCACATCGTTGTCAAGTCCGTACTTTAATGCAAGTGTTAGTGCTTGTATATTGTGATACGGCACATGCACATCACTAAGTAAAAGTATATTGTTGTGATTGCTTGGTAACTTGTACGGCTTGTAGTTGCTTTCTTGTGATGGTGGTAGATCAAGTGGGTTGGATAGACTTGGCACTAACTCATCGAGCATGCCATTGAAGTCATTGTACATCGTTTGTAGCTTGCCTATTGCACCTTGTTGCACTGGCTTACTAATCACATTGCTTTGCGTGCCGTAGTGTCTCTTGCGCCACCCTGAATACATGCGCTCTAAAGACTTTTCTGTAAGTGGCAGGTTGTGCTTTTTGATTGCATCTAGCACACGTTGCACAGTAGTACCCGTGCTGTCATACATCTCTTGGTAGATAGCCGTGTACTTACTTATCATTATTGCTTGCCTTTTAAATACCCAGTCAGTTCTGCAATGTTTGCGCTAATGATTGCATTCTGATTTTGGATAGCATCAATCTTTGTTTCGAGCTTGTCGGTCTTGGTCATTAGTTCCGCTTTTTGCGCACGCATGCTGTCAGTGATTGAACTCATTTCTCTTTTGTGGTATGATTCAAGATTGCTAATTTTTTCACTTAGCTTGTCGTCACTTCGTTTCAAAGCAAAGTATAAACTGGCTAATGAAATAGTTCCCCCCACCAGTGTTGCCACATCTCTCATCTCTAATTCCATAGTTCTTTATAGTATTGCAAAATATATAGTAGAAATTGCCACTGCTGTGATACCTAAAGTGAGCGCAGTGTTAGTAATTATTAACCGTGTATTTCGTTTTCTTAGCTGTTTGATTTCAGCATCTTTCTCAGTAGCGATAGCCTTGTCGATAGCTTGCTTGTTCGCATATATTTCTGCAAGTGTTTCATAACTGTTCGCCTGTATGCCTGTAATCTTTGCATAATAATTCACTTTCAGTTGTTCCATCTGATACAAAGAATCAATTTCCATTGCAGTGCCATACCAATATATCATGCTATTGTAGTTCAGATTGAAAAGTTGAAGATCGTAGGTTGTAAGTTCTGGTGTAAAATCCTGCTTTAAGTAAGCTGTCCGACTTTTTGAGCGTTGTGCGGAACTGAGCATTGGCATTAGTAGGAGAAGCAGAAAGAATGTTATATGTTTCATTGCGATAAATTTCATTGGTGATTTGTTGCTGCTGAATAATGGTGTCCTGATGAATTCTAAGTGAATCAATTTTTAGAAATATGCTATCTGCCTTTCTATTATTTAAGTCAATCACATCGTATAGTGAATCATTGATTGAACGCAGCCTATCAATAGCAGGATCACCTTTGTCACGGCACGACTTGACACCAACAATAATTAGTATAAGCACCAAAGTGGCAACCGATGCAATGACTACAGTGTTTCTTAGTTTGATTTTTTCCATCGTGTAATGTGTAAGTTTTTTGATAGTGGGCGAATCTTGTAGTACACACCATCACCCGTGCGACTATCTCGCATGCCCTGATCATTCGTGTTGCCTTCAATGGTGCGCACTGAATACTTCGCAACTCTGTCCACAATGCCAGTGTGACCTATGCCCTTGTACCTTTTGTTGTAATCTTTGCTGTAGCTTAGTGTCATCACAAGCACATCTGCATCACTGAATGCCTTTACAAATTTACCATCCGTGAAAATCACATCATTGCGATTGTACGCAGTAGGTGCCCATCCATTAATCTTGTGCGGTATGCCACACTCGTCAAGCATAGCCACTACAAAA